TATTTAATACCTTCCGCCGTTATCTCTTGGTCTCCAACAACGAATTTGCTATTTTTGTCTGCCCATCCATACTGCATTCTCATTACCTCCACGTCAGTTTTGTACTGTAATTCATTAACAAACTTAATGATGTACACCATGATGGCATCCATCTGCTTTTGTAATGCTGCAACGCCATAAAATCCTAACTTCTCCCGTAACTTTTCTTTGGTCATTACCTCTGTAATTGGCAACGCAAACTCTTTAATCCCATCCTTTGGCAGGTGCAATCGAATCCAAGCAACCTCCCCTTTCTGTGGATCTCTCATCCGCTTAACCACATAAATATCGTGCTGGTAAACTAATATGGGGTCATTATCTGCAAGTTCAATATAGACGCCGCCCTGCTTGCCCCTAAAGTAAGGGAAGGGGTACTCAGGGATTGTGATCTTTGTAACCGGCACCTCGGGGGACTTTGCCTCTATTTCAATAAAGTTATCCTCAGCACGGGCTTTGACAACCTTGCGTCCTAACGCAATCGGCCCAACTATCTTGCCTTTATGGGGACATCCTTCGCACCCACTAGGGTTCCATTTCTCAAACGTGACGCATTTCTGTGGGCCACCGGTATCCATAGCCTTGCGGATAGTCTCTTGAAAGTCGTATTCTTGATGGCGCTCTGAGATCTTGTGGATGGCTGTATCTCTGTCTTCGCATGCCCATGCTACCGATAACCCTGCTCGCCACAACTCATAGTTAACTGTCTCTTGCTCTGTTGCTATCTTATGTATCTGAGCGCATCCTTCGCCCTTGATAGTCTTTTTAATAATTATCTTGAACCACTTCTCCTCGTTGTTAGCAAGGGCTTTAGTCAATTCATTTAGTTCTTGCCTTGGTACATTAAACTCAGGAGGCGCAACAAGAACACCGAGTTGAGACTTGATTGTTTCGTACTCTACTTCTTCTGATAAACATATAATAGATACAGGCTTAGGCGGGTCATCCTTAAAGTTTAAAGTTTCAGGAACCCTAAGTATCGAGGCTAAGTCTGCTGTGCGCGATGGGTCAACATGGAAATCGTATTCGTCACAAAGATACTTAATGCGTTCGGCAACAGGCTTCCACTCCTCAGCAGTGATAGTTCTACTGAGTCTCCAATAGATATGCAGCCCCCGCCCTGAGTTAACAACTGTCGGCTTAGGTAGTCCTGTTACTTTGCAAAAGTTTTTAAGGGCAGCAAGTCCTTCGGCTTGACTTGGATAATCTTTGCTCTCACCGCAATCAATGTCTAACCAAAAGGCTTTAATATATTTGGCGTTTGGTTGCGTGCGTGATTTGTTTGTCTCGTATTTGGAGCACGCAAAGTATGCGTTGTATTCGTCTTGCATTAAGCCAGCAATTGTTTGCTCACATTCATCCAATGTTTCATGGAATGTCTGTTTCGGCTTACTTCCTGTCTTTAGCCCAACAATGCAATACCATCCTTCAGATGGAAGCACTGCCGACAGTAAATCTGTAGTTGCCATTTGCCGCCCTTGCGCCGCAGAAAAGAAAGGGCATCAGGGGGTTGCGGCGATTAACCCCTTTTCGTTCCGTCGAACTAGATGCCCGTGTTACTAAACGCTAAACTTAGCCTTTGCTAAAACTTCTTCAATCCTTGCAATTTGTTTCTGTCTTGGTATTTCTAAACCCTTGAACCATTTATATATGGTCATTCGGCTTACTCCAAAAAAACTAGAAACATCAGACACAGGGATTTCTCTAGCAATACACATTCGCCCCAGCATTACGCCGGGGTTCTTTGTGCTGGCTTCTGTATTCGCCTTAATAATTCGGGAACTGTAACCACGACTATCCGTCATTAGTCGTCATCCGTAGCCCAGTTGCCCATAATCTCAGCGAGATCTTTTTTCTCAGTAGGCGCCTCCGCAGCCTTCTTAGAAACTTTTTTGGTTGGCTCAGGAACCGCTGCTTCGGCTTCTGCTTTTACTTCGGCTTTGTTCACATTAGATGCTACCGGAGCGGCAATTGCTTTCGGTTTTGCATCTGATTGTGAGGCAGTCATTACTATTGCTTGTTTTGCATCCAAGGTTGCACCTTGCTGTTTTGCTACTTCCCACTGCTCCTTGGAGAGGAACCCAATGGGCTTGAAGGTCAACTTGGGATTGTCGCTGTCCGAATCAAACTTCATTTCGGTGACAATCATATTGATGTTGTATCCCTGTGAAGCAACGTACTTGGCATACTGCTCAAACGGCATTTTGTCGATGTCGCCTTTGCCGAAATAGGACTTTGATGGGAGCAACAATTGATAAACACTACCTTTGATGTCGTCGGCTAATACAACTGCCAAGCGTTTTTCGTACCGGCACGCACGCGAATCGCCATTGCCTGAACCCTTAATGTTCTGTGGGCAGTTATCGCAATTTGGGCCTTGTGGGCTTTCTACACTAGCGTCAGGAATAATACCATCATTAGACCAGCAATCAGGAGGTGCTGACTCACCGGCTACATATTTACCAGCATAGAACTTACGTGCTACATTCTTGGTTCCATTTACTATTACAATGTTCATAGAACGGTTTTCGCTCTTAGCAATCTCCTCGCCGCCTACCATCATACGGAATACAGCACCGCGAATGGATATGCGCTTGCTACCACCGCCGCCACCTAGCGAACGGGTTAACTCATCTACACCGGCTTCTTTAATGTAGTCGGGTACTGCTTGTTGAAACAAACTAATTTCGCTACTCATTTATTTTCTCCTAATGGTAATTGCATACTCTTTTTCAACCTGAAGTCCGGCGGGATGCGTATCCGGATTTTCCTCTAAAAACTGTTTCATATTTGTTTGATGTATACGGCGCTCTAACAACTCCATTGCTTCATTCTCTTTCATAAACCTATGAAAGTTTTCCCAATCGTTAGTCCAATACCGGCTCTTGAGAGTGCGGTAAGCAGTACCAAACGGTGTGCGAAAACTATCAACTCCGGCTTCTTTACAGATGCCTAGCAATTCGGCGCCAATAACTTTCATTTGCGCTTCAATGTCTTCAACCTGTTTTTCCATGCTCTGCTTAACTCGATCACGCTCATCACGCATCTTAATGTAAACAGAGACAAGTTTATCTACGGAAACATCCATATTTTTATCCTCTTGGTTAAGCACTCGGATCTACGTCCGATGTTTAATACTACTACTAAAACTGTACTGTGTCAAGAATTAATTTCATTTTTATATAAATCAACTAACTGAGTGTGGACATTAAGTTTGTTTTGTAACATCCCATACAACTTAGTTTCTACTTGACTTCCTGTGATATGCACAACAGTCATTGGGTTCTTTTGTCCCTGTCTATGTATGCGAGCATTTGCTTGCAAGTAAGTCTCAATAGAAGTAACAGGGGCATACCAAATAACTACATTAGCGGCAGTCAATGTTACACCATGCGCAGCGGCTTGAGGCTGAATAATTAATACTTTTGGCTCAGGGTTTTCCTGAAAGCGCTTAATAATATCTGTTCGCTTGTTAACAGGAACTTGTCCATTAATTATTTCTGATGTAATCCCATTCTTTGATAGGTACTCACTAAGAAGCATAATCGTATGGGTGAACGGGACAAATACTAGAACCTTATGAGATGCCTCTTCAATAACTTCTTGCACCACGCTGAGACGATTTGATACATCAAACTCTATTGTGTTACCGGAGTCGGTGTAAACAGCGCCACCTGAAATCTGTAGTAATTTAGTAAGGTTTGTAGCAGCATTGACTGAAGATACTTCCTCACCTGCCGCAGACAACAACATATCTTTCTTAAGAATCTGATAGTACTTTTCCTGCTGGGCCGTCAGCGGTGCGTGCCGTGCGGTGTAAGTTATTTCAGGCAGGTCAATACAATCTTCTTTGATAAATCGAATGGCAGGTTGCAATGCAGCAAAAACTGTTTGCTGAGAGTTGTATTTGGGTATCCACTTAAACCGACTAATGTTAGTCATAACCATGTCTCGAAACGCCCCAAAGAACCGTGGAACAGCGTGTGGAACAACCATCTTAGCCAAGCCGTAGGCGTCCGTAGGGGATTGTGCAGCAGGGGTACCGGTCATCATCCAGACCCATGTAGTCGGCTTAATTAGTTTCTGTAGCGTCTTCCAACGCTTAGTGTTCACATTCTTATAGGCATTAGCCTCATCCACAATGATTAGATCAAATGTGCCATCTTCAATAATGGTATCGGCTATGGTCTCCACACCATCGTAATTGACAATAACAAACTCGGCATTACTATTGACAAGGGATTTGCGCTTTTCTCTAGTCCCATGCGCAACAGCCACCGTGCGGTGTAATGCACACTTAAACAGATCTGACTGCCAAGACGCCTGCATGATTGACAGGGGGCAGATAACTAGCACCCGATTAATTAGCCCCTGCTCCATCAGATAGTCAGCCGCCCATATAGCCGCCGCAGTCTTGCCTGTGCCCTGTTCGTTAAAACAGAATGCCCGTTTATGCAGGGTAAAGAATGAAGCCGTATCTTTTTGATGAGCCATCGGGGGGTAAGCCCCGGGCCACTTATAATCTCGTATTATTGGGGACGGTATATTTCTAAGATTTAGTGTGCGCAGCGTTTGGGCTTCATGCAACCCCCAATTAACCGCTACCTCACTAACTTCTCCGTTCTTTTGGACAACTTTGCTTTTCTTAATTGTCTCTGTAATGCGGCTAGGAAACTTAGTCCGAATTACTAGCACTTGGTTATTAATTATTTCCATACTTTTAAAAGTACTCTTTCTTTCTTAGATCCAGTTGATACAACGTAATTTAATCGGGAGTCATTAAATCCATTAGAGGGTTCCCAAAATACATCGCCACGCATCATTAGATACCAGTTGTTGTAGTTGTATGTTGGATTAAATCCTGTTCTATAGATAATAGTGCCGACATTCATACGACCACCAAAAATGTTTAAGGCCGATATTGACTTTATCGTATGCCCACCTAAACAAGCGGCACTGGCACTGCCGGGAAAGTACACAGGTCCTAAGAATACGGGCATCTTTAAATCTTTAGCGTATCCAACTGCTTGTTCAAAATGGTCTGCAAATGTCGTGGCAGCAGTGCTTGTATTCATATCTTTTTTACATTCAACACCAAAGAATATGTGCCCCCCGTCATGTGGAGCCTTTACTAAGAAATCAATTGCGTTTCCGCTTTTAGTTTGCCACTGCTCCCGATACTTCCATCCACTTTTAGCAAAGAATAGTCTTAATTCTTTTGCGTAGTCTTCCTCACTTTTTGGAGACGTTTTTGCGTACCGATCCGTCTGGGTTTCTAGAGAATGATCGGTTAGCCGAAACTGATTTAAGTTTAAGATTGGACTTGGCGTTAGTGCCGCCTTTTGATAGGGGCTTAACGTGGTCAATATCTTTTCCCTCTCTGACGTCGGCTTTGCCATTTCCGTTCTTGTCTGTCCCGTTTTTGTCCATGTCGTATCGGGCACGCTCTCGTGTGGCTCGTAGGCTTTTTTCATCACGATCCTTTTGCTGTTGCCATTCTTTCTTGTAAGGGCGGGGTTTGTTTACGTAAGGCATGATAATCTCCTAGAAGGGTTTCCCAAATTGTGGATTATCTTTGATACCTAAGTCAAGGGACAGCC